GGTACTAATATGGCGAGAGCTGGAGGCACTGCAGGCGGGGGAATGGGTGGCGGACCAGATTCCGCTCCCGGAGGATCTTCGGCGTCAGGGCCGGGAACGGATGGCCCCGGTAACGCTCCCGGTGAGGGAATGGGTGCTGGAGCTTTTGGAGGTGGGGGAGGGGCTCAATCGTCACGAGAGATGTCCGCACAAGCTTTTAGAGAAGCTATTGCCAGAGCAATGGGAGTAACAGCCGCTACTCCTTCGCCTATGTCTGCAGAAGATTCTGCCGCTGCAGATATTGCTGCACAATTAAATGCTAGAGACGAAGCTGCTGCCGCGCAAGCTGCTGCTCAAGCGGCTCAAGAATCTAGAGATCCAGCTTACAGAGACGCAGCGGTTGAAGCACAAGTTATGGGGTCTTCAGTTGGTTCTCCTTCTGTAAATTTAGATAATGCTGTAGATCCAGCTAATCTAGGTTTCAATCAGGGAACTGATGACGCTGATGCAATTGGAAAAGCAATGCAGGAAAATGGAGCTTTTCTTGATGACCGTGAAGCAATGATTGGAGCAGCTACACCTAACCTAAGCTTAGATCAATCTCAAGAAGCAATGGCTGGAGCAGCTACACCTAGCCCATCAGTAATAACAGGGTTTGACCCAGAAAAAGAAGCTTTTAGGGAAAAAGAGCGCCGCTCTATGGGGGTAACACGAGTAAGGGATGCTTATACAGGGGTTAAAAGTTCTTTTGATAATGTAGAGCCAGTAGATCAGTACGGAAGAGTTGCATTAATAGAAAAAGAATTTGAAACTGATCCAGTAGGTAAAAAGGCTGCTTACGATAAACTAAGAGAATATGCCAAAGCAAATATTGAAAGAGGAACTGCTCTTGGGAAAGCTATAGAAGCAGTTATGGGTTTGCTTGGTCCTATGTCAATGACGAATAATATTGGCAAACTTATGGACCTTGCAATGACAAAAGCTGGGTTTACTACTGATTCTCAGTTAAATGCTATTGGCCTTGCAATTAGAGACGCTAAAGAAGTTTCTACTCAAGGACCTAAAGGAGCTGGCGGAACTCCCGTTGGATCAATAAACGATGGTTTTTACATGTCACAGCATGAAAGCGGGCGATTGCCTAACGTAGAACCTTGGATGAAAGGACTTACTGATCAGCAACAACAGTACTATTTTGATAGGCCAAGCGAGCTTGAATGGGTAAGAACCACTTGGTCTAAAGCATTTGGAGTTCCTTCAAAATATAATAATTAAAAAGCGGTCTGGTTACAGGCCATAACATAGGTGTAAAATAGGTGTATAACATGGAGAAAAAAATGGTAGCAAATCAGTTTAGAGCAATGGATCGTATGTTTGAGCGTATGATGGGTTTTACTGGACATCGTACTCCTCTTGCAATGGTAGAATCAGCAATGGACAGGATGGAGTCGATGCTTAGCTCGATTCCAACTAATAGTGAAGAGTTCACGGTATGGAAACTTGTCCCTACAACTTATAGGACTGAAGTTCAAAAGGATGGTTCCATCCTGTTCAAAATTGTTGAAAAGAAAGAAGACCAGAAAAGCGAGTTTTCTGAACACTTGAGGGGTCCTGACGTAGATGCCGATAAAAAGGTGTAGTCTAAAAAACGGGAAGAAAGGGTACAAGTGGGGTGACAGCGGCAAGTGTTACCCCACTCGTGCTCAAGCCGAAAAGCAAGCGGCAGCTGCCTATGCTTCAGGCTATAAGAAAAAGTGACATTACCAGAGATTTCAAAAGACGTATATGCAAACACTAAAAATGCTGAAGCTGCGGTTGCCTTCGCAAAGTGGGCGCAAAATGCTGAGTATGATCAAGTGGTTAATGCATATGCTAAGTGTCATAATGATCCTAACCTTGATGATTCCTTTGTTCGTACTCTTGGGCAGCTTGACAGGTATTATCTTGGCGTGTTTTTATGCAACCGCCACGACATGTTACATCCGTGGATATATGAGAGATGCCGTGAAGTCGAAAGTGACAAAGATAGAAGACTCGATCTTTGGGCCAGATTTCACTATAAAAGTACTATAATAACTTTTCTTGGTTGTGTTCAAGAAATACTTTGCAATCCTGACATAACCATAGGCATACTGTCTTATTCATCTAAGCAGGCTAAACCTTTTCTTCGTCAGGTAATGCAAGAGTTTGAATCAAACGAAAAGTTGCAGGCTTTGTTTCCAGATATTCTTTATGAGAAACCTAGGCAGCAAGCCTCTAAGTGGGCAGAAAACGAAGGCATTTGTGTAAAGAGAAAGTCAAACCCTAAAGAGCAGACTGTAGAAGCTCACGGTTTGGTAGACGGACAGCCTACTGGTCGCCACTTTCAGTTGATTATTTACGATGACGTTGTTGTTCAGGAAAGCGTTTCTACTCCAGAACAAATAGCAAAGACGACCACCCAGTGGGAGTTATCCCTTAACTTGGGATCTACTCATAATCCTAGATATCAGTATGCTGGAACTAGGTATTCATACGGTGATACGTATGGTACGATTTTGCAGAGAGCTGCAGTTAAACCTAGAATACACACTGCTACCCATAATGGGCAAATGGATGGTATACCAATCTTCCTCACTCCAGATAGATGGGAAGAGATTAAGAAAACAACATCTACTTATACAGTAGCTTGCCAACAACTTCTTAATCCAATTGCTGGTAGCGATGTTGCGTTTAAGTCAGAATGGTGGAGAGAGTGGGAAGTAAGGCCGTACACTATGAATGTGTATATACTTGTTGACCCAGCTAGCTCAAAAAAGAAAGAGTCAAACAGAACAGCAATGTGCGTAGTTGGTGTTGATGCTAACTACAACAAATATCTTTTAGATGGCGCTTGTCATAGAATGAGCCTGTCTGAAAGATGGGATAATTTAAAGAAGTTAAGAGCCAAGTGGAAAAGAGCTCCGGGAGTTAGAGAAGTAAAAGTAGGCTATGAGCGTTACGGTGCTCAAAGCGACATTGAGCATTTTAAAGAGATGATGCGTATAGAAGGAAGTAACTTTCCAATATACGAGTTAAACTGGGTTGGTGGTGGAGGGTCACAATCCAAAAAGGATAGGATACAAAGATTAGAGCCAGATCTAAAAGATGGTTCTTTCTTTTGGCCTTACCCAACAGATAAAAATATGTTAACATCTTTGCAAGAAGATTTAAAGGAAAGGAAACAAGAGTTTCTTTTATCTAAAAAAATTCTTTGTAAAGATGAAAATGACAAAGTATACGATCTTGTTAAGTGGGTAAGAGACAATGAATATAATCTTTTTCCTACTATTCACCCAGACTTTTTGGACGCATTATCCAGAATATACGATATAGATCCTACACCTCCTGTAGTTAGAAGTTACAGGAATTTGGAACCGGAAGCAGAGGCAGCTTACTAATGGCAAGAAAAGCTAGAATAGGACGAAAGACATACCAGCCTAGGCGAGTAGCCTACCGCATGTCAAACGGAAAAGCTTTTTACGAAAAACAGCCACGCAAGTTTCCTTATGGAGTTTTACCATACGTGCAACCGACATATTGGGTATCGGGGTATTGTGTGGATGACTAATGAAAAAATTACTCCTTTGTTTTCTTTTAATATCAAATAGTTCTTTAGCTCAACAAGAACCGCCAGAGGACATGTATCATTTTGATGCACCGTTTACTTTGGCATGCACGCCAAGCTTCATGAGTATGGTGGACCATCTGGCAAATGACTATGGTGAAATACCTATGGTAATGAGCCACATGAGCCTTGACACAACCATTGTGTTATTCGTAAACAAAGAGCAAACAACGTCTACCCTTGTGGTTACACGGATATCAAAAGATAGGGAAGAGGCTTGTATTCTTTGGGGCGGTCAGTCAAATGGTACGTCACTTAGCATCAACCCTAATCCAGTTTACCCCGAGGAAAGAACATGACAATACCTACCTATCTACTAGGCGCAATTATATTTGTTATTGGTCAGACTGCTACCGCTATCTGGTGGGCATCTGGTATATCTAATGACGTTGAGTTGTTAAAGCGTGACAG